AGCTCCGCGTGTTCGTAGTCAAGACCGCCGACTGTCGGGTCAAGGCGAAGGCTAAGAAATGACCGCCAGAGAAGCCCGCAGGAAGTTGGGAAATCGCACGTCCCGCAAGCAGGCGCGCAAGTTGGCCGACCGGAAACGGATGGGCGGGTTGCACGCCAAGCCCGGGGTTGTCGTAGTCAAACAGGCCGCGAGGAAGAAGAAATGAACGAGCCGAACTGTGAGGTCATCGGAGTGTTCACCAGAGAAGAGTGCGCCTACGCCATGCTGTCGGCGACCGCCGACAACGGGGATATCGCGTTCGTCACAGTCGGCTCCCCGCTGATCACGAAGTTCGGCGGGCACCTGGCCAAGATGGAGCCGGGCACACGCGCGAAGTTCACGCTGGTGTGGATGGAGGCATACGAGTGAAAGACGACGGACTTGCCACTGTTCTGGTGGAACACATCAGGGCGGCGAGGAAGCGTCGCGGGTACGGCCTCTTTCTCATGGTGCCCGTTGACACCCGGGAACACGGTATAGTGGAGCTGAAGGTACCTGCCGAGGTGGCAGACGCAGATCTTGAAGACTACGTCGCCGCGTTCCTGGGACGAGTAGGCCGTTAAACACTGGAGACAGAAATGAAACGAGCAGCAGTTATCGGACTGGCATTGTTGGCTGGGTGCGCCACTCAGACTCAGACAGGTGTGCTCCCGGTCGGCCCCAATATGTACACGATCGGCAATGAGGACTATTGGAGCTACACCGGCACCTCAGCACGGGCGAAGGCTCTCAAGGAGGGCGCTGAGTTCTGCGCCAAGCAAGGCAAGCGCTTCGTGCTGAACAACAGTCGGACCACCAACTATGCCGGCCCGGCCGCATGGGGCGGGGGCGTGGGCAGTGTGGCCGCCGCCGAGATCGTCTTCTCTTGCGAGTAGCTCTTCAAGTTCAGGAAGCGAACATGTTCACCGAACGTGAACAAAAACGAATCCTGAACTTAACGTACTAGGACCAGATCGACGTCGGGAGATTGGTTGACTTCGCGGATCCAGATCCAGCGCGGGTTCAACCGTTCCCCCCGACGCACTCTAACTTGGCCCAACAGGCCAATAACCGCCCACTCCTTCCAGCGCTTCTCGCGCACCTCGTATTCTTCAGCCGGGTTGAACTGAGGATCGGGGATCCGGTCGCCGTTATCGTCGAGCTTCCAGCCACCAAACGGGTCCTGCTTGTAGCGGTGGGGATACTTGATCGGATTGTTACCAATAACCGAGGGATTGTGGGAAACGATTCCGATGATGGATTCGGCCGGGTCGTCAGGAAGCGCAGGACGAACTTTTCCGGGCTTGGTGGTATCTAGGACCACCGACCATCCCAAGCGCGCCTTGCGCGTCTCAGGGCCTGCGTCAGCCCATTCGAAAAACTCGGCGTAGTCGGCGCCGCCACCAGACCACGATCCGTCACAGAATGCGTTACCGTCACCCCTTAGGTTGACCTCAGCATCGGGGGTGCCGTTGTAGTCGCTCGATCCTAGCAAGAAGTAGTAGGCGGCGTTAGCAACCCGGTCGGAGACGGGGCGCAGGAGCGCCCCAGTGTGGGATCCGTTGGTTGCGTAAGCCATCACTACAGAGGAGCTGGCGATGTCGTGCGTGACGGAGAGGCGCCCGTTACTGTTGTGCTCAACAGTCTTGCCCGCATCGACGTAGGCGATGTTGCAGCCGGTGTGGTTGAGCGTAACTGCACTGCCTGTGATCGTCAGGTTACTGCTACCATTGGCGTCTAAGATCAGATTTTTTGTGGTACCGGTGCCAACGGAAGCACTACGGATGTACATGTCCGTACCATTCGAGGTAAGCGTCAGGTATGCGCTGTTGTCTGCGTCTTCCTTCTCAAACACCCGGAAGCGCGCCTCCGTGCCGGTCCCGCTGGGGATGACCCCAACCATGTTGTTGGAGTTATCCGCCGAAGGCTTGAACAGCAGGCACTCGGTGTTCGTCGTGCTGTAGTAGGTCTTGAACCGCTTGCTCGCCACGTCCATAACGATGTTGGCCTTGAACGTGACCGCCTCGTTGAAGGTGTAGGCGAGGTCGGTGTCGGACCCCCACAGCCCGTAGACCGCATTGGACTTCAGGATGTACCCGTCCCCCGTCGAGATGTTCACGACGATGGGCGTGCCCCTCGAGGACGCGAAGTCCGCGATTACCGGGACGCCTGACGCTTCGCGGACGTCCGACATCTACTACGCCCCGGTGGGAAGGCGCACCCGGGTCAGCCAGTACCCGGGGGTCTGCTGTTGGTGGTGGTAGGAGTCGATCATTTCTTCCTCCAGGCTTCTCCAACGGCTGACGCGACTTTCTCGATCGTGCGTCCGCCGAAGTAGAACATCATGACGTAGAGCAGGAACTCAGACGTAGCCTCGACGTACTGCGGCTTCATGTTGAAGTGGTGTCCGAAGAGGTCCAGGTTTCCGTCGGCGACGCCCGCTAGTGTGAACACGATCAGCAAGTAGATCAGCACCACCGGTCGGATGTTCTTGGTCAGGGGGGTGCCATACTGCAGGTCGTTTTGCTGGCGCTCGGTGAGCTCTTTCTCGTAGCTGTCAGCAGACGCTAGGAGCGCGGCACGTTGCTCGTTCGCAATCTTCAGCAGCTCGACCTGAAGCTTCGCCGCCTCGTCGGGTGTCTGGACGAACTTGTCAACAGCCTCGCTTACTGAGGTGACGATGCCGCCCACGCCCCCGCTAATTAGTGTTCCAAGGAATCCCATACCTACTCCGCAAAGTTGTCCCGAATGCCGTGAAAAAGTCCGCGGGCAGCCCCTAGGATCCCCGCAGGATAGAACCCTGAGCGCCCCATCTGGCCGCCCACCAGTCCGACCCCGCCCTTGACCGCCTGCTCCCCCGCCGCCAGCAAGGGCATGATGGCTCCTTGGGCTTTCTGGAGGGGGTCAGACTCGTTCATCAGCGCCCGGGTGTACCAGTAGCGCTCCGAATCCGACAGAGGGCCTTGCCCGGGGTGGCTGTCTGGCAGCTGCCCGCGCGCCGCGCGAATGTCGTTCCACTGGTTCCAGAAGGGGCCGGCCATCATGGCCCCTCATACGCGCCGTGGGTCAGGATCCTGCCCTCGGCCTCTCGGCGCGCCACCAGCCCGGGCAGTACCACCTTCTTGCCGTTGATAGTCGCCTTGTTCCAGCGTGCCAAGGAGAGCTTGACCTGGGGGGCCGGCTTGCCCTCGAGGAGCTCCGCCCACCAAGTCGAGTTAGCCAGGTTGTTAAGGCCCGCGTTGTAGGCGAAGGACACGGCAGCATCAAACTCGCGCTGGCTGATAATCTGGTCGCCTAGCAGGACGTTTACGCCCTCAACGAACTTGTCCAGCACCTTGTCCAAAAGCACCGCGGCGTCCCAGCGGGAAATGCTGTCTCCAGGCTGTACACGCTGGTTGTCAGCGTAGTAGGTTGACCCGTACCCAATCGTCCAAACACCCGCCGGGCAGCGGTACGCTTCTTCTCTGAATCCTTCCCACTGCTGAATGAATTTCCGTCCTTCCGTGGATAGATTTCCCATTTACCCTCCTAGGATCTTGATCATCATTGGCCGGAGCATCGGGAAGTGCTCCAGCGCAACGAAGGCCACCAGGCCAATGAGCACGTACATAAGCCTGAAGTTGATCTTCCAGCGGCACTCTTCGATGTCAATATGGTGCCGCACCTGGCCTGCGAGCTCACGCTCAGAGATCTCCAGGCAGGAGACACGCCGTTCAACTTCGCTCAACTGAGCTTCGAACCGACCATGCTGCCCGCGCAGATTGTTTAGGCTCTCTCTGATCACGGCGACGTCCGCCGCAACAGAGGGGGAGGAATTACGCGTCGGCGCCATAGAAGTAGATTTTCCATAAGTCGGATCCCGGCGGGAAGGGTAAATGGGATACCGCCTCTCCGAGCTTGCCGCGGTTCAAACAGTCAACGAGTACCGGGGGCAAATCGCCCAGGGCACCCTCAACCATAGCTAGGGTGAGAGCATCGCTCGCACCAGAAGGTAGACCACGCTTAACGCGGCTCCGCAATTCCTTCGAAGCCTTGTCCCACTTCTTACCCAGATCGATAAGCTCATTGGGGTGCGCTCCCGGGTTGCGCTGCGCCACGCGGTCCTTGCCTTTACTCTTCATCATAGACCTCGAGTCGTTGGGGTGCGCTAGGCCGAGCTAAGCATTGTCCAAGGAACGCAGTCATCGCGGCAGCCTTGTTCAGCCCGTTGACCGTCTCGTTCCGGTTGCTCTCTACAGCGGCACCCACTCCGTTTGTCAAGCGATTTCCTTCGATCAGTAGCAGGGGGATGAACCCGATGGCACACCCCCACGCGTCGGTATCGGCACCCGTGTTCGGGTTCTTGCCCAGAATCTGCCCGTAGAGCATGCAGCCATGCTCGATGCACGGCTTCCCAAGAAATGGGCAGGTTTTCGTGGTGGGTGCCTTGCTGCTTCCAAACATCGTTAATCCTTAGTACACGCCGTCACGTCGATGTACGCGGCTTGCATGTCCGTAGAGGCGGTCACCGTGTGCGTGTGCGTCGCGCCCGACCCGGTATAGCTGGACCATGTCCCCACGCCGCTGTACCATGTTGAGGCCGCGTTGAAGGCGGCTCCCCCCTGTGCCGGCGCGCTACCGGTCACGAAGTTGCCGTAGACCTCCGAGTAGTGGCGGTGAGACGGCATCTGCGCCTCAGTAAGTGCCGTGGCCCCCACGCTAACACTGGCTGCCCTACCTGCCGCGAAGCAGTTAGTGAACACGTGTACGCCGCCGGACGTCATGTTGCCGCTGGTGTTCATCCGGAGCGCGTAGTTATGATACCACGAACTCTTGCGCGTCCAACCGGTAGGCGCGGCGTTCACGTGCATGAGGAACACGCTGCCGTTGATGGTGCCCAGGCGGTTGGCGAACTTCGTGGTCACGTAGGCGGTGGTCGCCAGGTGAGTGCTGTTCGTGCCGTCAGCGACCGTCGGACAGAAGGCGCTTGTCAGGAAGGTAGGGCTGGTCTTAGGAGCGTAGTACGACCCATGCTGACCGTCAAGCATGTCAGCGTCCAGCCCCGACCCCGCCCCGTCCGTCCTGCGCAGGACCTGAGGCTCATTCAGCATGACCCATACACCGTAGGAGTACATGCAGATCATGAAGTCGCCGTTGTTCACGACGCCTGACGACCCGATCGGCTGTGCATCCGATGAGTAGATCTGGGCGTAGGAGCCTGTCCCCAGGCGCAGGTTGGTTGTGGTAGTGATAGCTGCCGGCGCGCGGAAGGAGACAATCATGCCCTCGGTGAGGGTGTTCGTGGCCGGCGTAACGTCCACCTGCCAGTTGTCCGTGGTCACCACGGATGCAATATCGTCGTGCGCAATTCTGTTGCGCAGTTGCTTGAATGTGCACGAATCCTGCTCTGCGGAGCCGTCACCCAGGCCCGTGAGCTTGAACGTCGCCATCGCCAGGTTGGCGGTGGGCGCCTTCTCGCCGTTTGCGCAGAGCGAGTTCGTCAGCGCCGTGGCGACGTCCGCCATGGTCGGGTTAGCCCACGTGGCCTCGATAGTCGTCCCAGTTACAACCGGGTTGCCCGCAGGCAGTGAGTAGGTTCCTGACCCGTCGCGAGGCATTAGTCGTTATTCCATTGTGAGAGTAGCCCGGGCACGCCGTGCTGGATGAACGGGCGCGCCGCCTTGGAGCTTTTGTTTACGGCGTTGAGGGCATGGATTAGAGCGCGCTGCGTCTTAGGCCCCTGTCCCGCGCCTGCTAGGGCACCGACGACAGCGTAGGCCAGCGGGTCGGACCCTGGCAGGCCAGTGTACTGTGCACCTCCGCCAACCGCACCAGTGAGCAAGCCGGTGCGTAGAATGTCTCCAACCATACCGCCACCATGCAGCAGCATGTTACCGGTTTGCGCCCGTAGCGCGGTCCCGGAGTCAGCCACCTTGTCGCCCACGACGTTGATGACGTCATCCATGTTCGAGATGATGGGGTCCCCCTTGGACGGAGGGAACCACTTCGACGCCTTAGCGCGCAGGGACTTCAAGCCGGAGTTGCCCGTCGGGTTCCAGTCTTCAATGACCTTGTAGCCCTTGTTGAAGCGATCCGCGATGTCCAGGTACTCGGACGTCTTGGGGTCCCGCGCGCGCCCCGCGTCCCGAATGCGGTCGATCATGTCCTGAAAGAAGCCCTCGGACTCCCTGTTCTGCATGTTCTGTTTCCGCTGCTTCAAGTTGAACAGGGTCGTGGAGGCAGGTGTCTTGTTGGTAGCGCCGAACTGTCGCTCTGCCCAATTCTTCAGGCCCACCTCATCCGCGCCGAGTGCGCGTGGCGTGTTCTTCGCCACGTCCTTCGCCATGTTGGCGGCTTCCATGCCCGGTACCACCGCGTCCAGAGACTCGTCCGCTACGTTGTACAGCTGTTGTTTGGTGTCGCGTAGGTGGGGCAGCCAGCTAGCTGGATCTTCAAGGCTCTTCTGCGCGAGGCGCGGCTGCTTTGCCCCCGTTCCGACGAGGTCATCCATGGCTAGGGCCAAGCCCTCCTTGGCGGCCCTGGAGCGCGCGTTGGAGAATGCTTCTCCTACGAACGGCAGGGAAGCCGCCCCTTCCTCGACCTTCTTGGCCGCACCGGAGATCCCGCCCGCCTCGAGCGCCTGCCCCACAGTGGGGGTGAAGGTGCGCTCGACACCGTTCGAGTCTAGCCACTTGCGCTTCATGAGATCGAGCGCGCGGCGCGAGATCTTGGTAGCGCTTGTAAGGAGACTGCCCCCAGTGCTCAGGCCCGCCCCCCACAGGCCAGCCTCTCCAGCATCATCGACCACCTGCCCTGGCGTGTTGCCGGATAAGAGGGAGCTCGCCGCGCCGCCGGCCACTCCGGATAGAGCATCGGCGGCTACTTTGCTGATGATGGGCAGCCCGCCAGGTAGCTGGGGCAGCGCGGAGAGACCCTTGGAGATACCGGCGCTCGCGCCAAAGCCTCCCAGGAACGGGGCAACCGCGGACGTCATCAGCGCCATGTCCGACGCATTCGCGTCGAAGGCTTCCTTGTCGGCCTGCAACTTGTCACGCGCGGACGTCTGTGGAAGCAGATTCAGGATACCCAGGCCGATATTCTTGGCGGCCTGGATTCCGCCCCGCCCCATCTCCGCCATATCCTCCACGGGGATGCTGGTAGGAAGAAGGCCAATGCCGCCAGGAACGCGCCGCATTGCCTGCCCAACCCTGTCCGTGAAGGAAGGCTCCTCAGCTTGCGGGGCAGCTTGCGGGGCAGCCTTCGCGGCCGTCAGCTCCCGGCGAGCAGTCAGGTACTGAAGCTGCTGTTCGGGGGTCAGCTTCGATAGTCGCGCTTCAAGTGCCGCATCCATTATAGGAGGCCATCCTCTCTGAGCATTTTCTCAACTGCGGGGTCGTACTTCGGCTTCGCCGCCGCCGGTTCCGCGGCGCGCGCCGCGTCCTTCTTGATCTTCTTGCTCCCGGCGTAGGGCGCATAAGTCTTGGGCGCGTCGAAGTCCAGCCTCCCAATGCCGTGCCCCTTGATGTGCCGCTGGGTGTCATCGTCGAACTGTTCCAAGCTGGCGTTGTGCCGAGCCACGTCCTGCTTGATGGAAGCCTTCAGGCGCTCCAGCGCCATGACCTTGTTCTCCATCGTCTGGCTGGGCACGGAGATGACCTGCAAAACCTTCTCGCCTTCCATGTTGCTCGGGTTGCCCTTCAACCGCTTGTCTTCGAGCTGGCCGCCGAGGGCGTTCCGCGCTGCCTCGAGCTGCTCCAGGGCCTTGGTAGCCTCAGGCTTTAATGAGCCGCCGAGGAGGCCCCCGGAACGCGAGAATAGCTCGCCGGACGTGCTTGCCGGGAGGTTCGGGTTCTTCACCGCGTTCTCTAGGTCTTCGACGGCGCGCATAGCCTTCACCCCCCAGTCAGCCGCCTCGGCCGTCTTGGAGAGGTTCTTCTGCACCCCCGCGTCGAGGTAGACGTCTCCGTCCTTGTCCTTGCGCAGGCCGGAGATCTTACCCGTCGCGGGCACGGCAGCCGGGGCCGATGCGGCAGCCGGCATGTGCACCGAGATGCTAGGCATGCTCTTCAAAGCGAGGGCGTTGTCGAGCTTCCATTGCGTCGTCAACTCGTTGGAGCTGAGCTTGTTATCCAGGAGATCCATGTCGTACTTGTTCTTCTGCTGCATAGCCTCCAGGGTATTCTGGAACTTCGCCTCAACAGACGGATCGACGCCGGATAGGATGGACCCGGGCTTCGCCACGCTGTTGGTGTCAACGAACTCGGTACGGTCGCCAGCCTTAACTGGGCTCCACGAAGGCAACTGCCGTGCGCTGAGGCCGGACAGGAGGTTCGATCCCACGGCGCCCGGCATGCCGCCGAGCTGGGACATTTCCATGGCCGCCTGCATGGCCGCGCCGACATCGGCACTCTTGCCAGGGGTGTAGGACTGGTCATCCCAGTTGCTCGCGTCGGTCCCGGTGTTGGTGAACTTCGGATCCTGGGTCCGCAGAGCTTCGCTAAACTTGTCCAAGCCCTGCTGCCCCGCTGCCGCGCGTTCTTCCTCGATACCGGCTGCCTGCTTGTTCAGATAGTGGTTGCCTACGGCCTGCGCGATGCCTCCGAGAGCACCGCCGATCGCCCCCGACAGGTCGTAGCTGTAGTGGGGGACCTGCATGGGTCTGTGGGGGTTGTTGCCGCCAAAGGCTTGCAGGCCGGGGCGCGACCACATCCTAGACTGTGGTCCAATGCCTTCCAGCAAGCTCCTACTCTGCTTGATAGCCTCGAGCCTCTGATCAAAAATTCCAGCCATTAGGGTAATTCCTCTTGCACTGCCTGACGCAGTTGAGCTAGGCGAAACTCCACGATGGCCCGCTTGTGCTCGGGTAGCGCCTGGATTCTCGCACCGTTGTCTTTCACGTATGCCGTACAGTCCCAGCAGTCGCGGCTTGTCTTCTCGCCCTCTGCGTAGTAGGGAGGGATTGGCGCCTTCACGTCCTTCAGATACTGCCACACCTGCTCATCCGTCCAATCTTGAATTGGGAACAGGTAGGTCACTCCGTCAACGACATCACCGGACCTCGCCGGAGCCTTGCGAGTGTCTGCGTCGCGCTGCCCACGGAGGATGAACTTCTCCTCCGCGACGCCATCGTTCAGGATGCGCATAGACGCGTCGTGCATGGGGAGCCAAATGTTCTCCTTGCAGCAGTCTAGGTAGGACTGGAACCTGCAGCCTTTGCAGCCCATGAAGTTTGCAGCATAACGGGTACGGTTGACCGGCACCACATCTACAGGCCATCCGTTTTCCCTGATCTGCTCGGGCTGATTGGATTCAACAACGAAGAAGTGCGGCAACCTACGCTCCCACATGTCCATGTAATCTACGACATCGCTATACGCTGCGCCGGTGTTCACCCACACGACGCAAATTTCGTCCCAAACCTTCTGGCAGAGCATAAGCACTGCCAGTGAATCCTTGCCTCCAGAGAACTGTAAGACTGATCGCATTAGAACGCCGCAATGATCGCGGGAGCCGCAGCAGCCGCAATGGAGCCCGCGGCGCCGATGCCGGCACTCGCCATGGCACCCGATTTGGACTTGGACGCGGCGCTTCTACTAGCCTGATTCCCCATGACGTCGCCGACCGCGCCCTCAAGGTTCATGGGCTCCCATGCGTAACTGTCGAACGCCGCGTTCAGGTCTGGTGCTTGGTACTGCTGCATCCCACCATAGCCCGGCATGTTCCCAAGGAGCATCGCGTACTCGTTCATCGGAATCGCGCGCTTCTGGACCTCTTCATTGAACCGGTTCTGGCGTACCTGATTGTTCAGGTTGGCGTTACTGAGAGCCTGCGAGAACCCTTGCTGCTGAGCGTTGTTGTGGAACTGGCCCGCACCGAGTACCTCGGACCATAGCTGCGCCCTATCGCGGAGAGAGCTGTCCAGCGAAGTTAAGCCTTGCGAGAATGCGAGATCACGAGCCTGCGCGTAGTCGCGGTCGCGGCCGGTGTTAAATTCGTTGAGCGCGTTGCTCCATGCCTCGGATCCGCGAACCACGCCCTGGTTGGCAAGCTGGTTCTCCATCCGGTTCTGGCGCTCGTTGTACTGAGGATCCATGTACCTGGTAGCGGCGCGGTAGGCCGCGTCGGACGCCTGAGCCCTTTCTGCCTGGCGGGCTTCCGGGGTGAGGCCCACGGCGCCGGTGTTCAGGTCATTCAGGATCTGGCCGTAGCTGGCCGAGGTCTTGTAGCTGCCAACCTGCGGGTTGAACGCGCTGCCGATGGTACCGGCCACCCTGTTGCCAGCCTGCTGAGTCAGCGCACCTTGCGCGGCCCTGTTACCGGCGAGGGCGATGTTCGAGTTCGAGACCGCCTGGTTCGTGCGGTTATAGAGGTCGTAGTTCTGCTGCTCCTGGGGGGAGAGCGTCTTGGTGACCGTAGGCTGGCCATTCGGCCCGTAGGTGACAGTCTGCGACCCGAAAGCCGTATTGACATTCGGGTTGGCACGGACGGTGTTGTCCTGCGCCGCTGTCTTGTTGAGTTCCTGCTGTTGCTGCGCCGCGATGATCGGGGCGAACTTGGCCAGCGCAGGGTTGGCCATCATGTTGGCGGAGTATGCCATCGAAGCACCTACACGGTTGAGGGGTATCTGTCCGTGTAGACGGGCATCCCTGCTATTTTACACCATTCCGCCCACTTCCCACAAGAACTGCGACGCCGGCCACCGCACAACAGCAGTACGAGAGCGGACTTTCACGTAGGGCGCCGCCACGGTGCCTACGGCCAGCACGGACACCCACCGGGTTGTCACGGCGTAACCCCCACCCCACGGGTCGTTATCCCACTGGGCACCGTCCCACGTACCGCCCACGGCACCGGACACGGTAACCTCAGATGCGATCGGGGCCAGGTTGTAGTCTACCGCTACGCCTACTTCTAGTGTCTCCGGGGTGACGGTGGCTAGGAAGGTCGCCCGGGTCATACGGAAGTCCTTCATCGCCGCGGTGCCGAAGTCGTTAAATGCCATGAGGCATGAAGCGGTGATGTAATCCCCGGTCGCAGACGCGTTGGTGATGTTGTCCGCGGTGCCGGTCCACACTTTCCAGACATCGTCCTCGCCGCCCTGGTATAGGGCGCCTCCCATGACCGCGAAGCACCGGCCTGACCACCCATCGAACAGAGTCCAGGCGCCCGTGGCAAGGTTCATGACGTACTGAAGCTGCTTACCTGCGGCGACCGGCACATTCAGAATCAGGGCTCCTTCCTTGGGGTAGTGGCAGATGTCCCAGCCGACGTTCCCTGAGTAGAGCTGCGCCGCCTCGAGCATGGCGCCTTGAATCTGGCTCGTTAGCATGGTGTCGGGGCTGGTGTACTCGAACGCCTTCGACATGGGAAGAATGCCTTCCTTCGTCAGAATAAGCAGGTCCCCGCCAAGCTTCGTTAGACATCCGTTGTCGATCGGCTCTGGGATGTTGTAGACGCCAGTCAACGACCACGTGGCGCTAGACGCCGGGTCCAGGCCGGTCCAGACGAGCACCTGGCCCTTGCTTGTCACCGCCACGAACTTGTCGTCGGTGCCGTCGCCGCCGTCCATGGTCAGCGAGCCAATCCCGACGATCGTACCACCCTTGCCCGCGAGCTGCCTACAATCCAGCACGTTGACCGTGCCCGCGATGGCGCCGGTGTCAAGGTACCAGATCTTAAGGGTGTTGACCTCGATGCAGAAAATCCTCTTGTTGTGAAGTACAGGGTGAATCAGGGTGGTGTTCGTGACCCCCGTAATAGTAGGCTGGGTCCAAGTAGATCCGTCCCAGTGCCGCGGTGCGTTGGCGCCGTTCGCCATCCAGATGTAATTCCCGCCGGACGTGGCGATGTTTACGCCCTTCCACGGCTTGTTTGCGGTCAGGGAGCTCTGTGCCGCCGCCGGGAACGTCGTGCCGCTGGCAGTGACGTCGTACATCTCGGTGCTCGCCGTGACCAGCAGCTTACTGCTAGTGCCATAGTTATAGACCATCATGGACGTTATGACCGCCCCGGCATCCTCACGGTGCGCCGTCCGGCCCCCACGCACGACCAGGTCAGACGGGTAGGGGTACCAGTTGACCATAGAGTAGGCTTCGTCCCGCCTCATTGCGGCAATGGAGTCGCGGGCGTTCCACCCCTTAGTGGGCGACGGGACGGTCCTAGTTACAGAGCACCCATTGCGGGCAGGTCTCTTGACTGGCTTACGGAAGGAGTGCATCAGACGCCCCAGCTTCCACCGGGCACGATCGGGATGGCGGCGCCGAAGGCGAACGGAGAGTCGTTACCACCGTCCATGGTCAAGGTCTGCGGGTCGCCGTCGGTGAGTGACGCGGCGGTGACTGCTGCCTCGTACTTGCGGAAATCCTCGGCGTACTCCAGGCCGATGGACTGCTTCCACCGCCAGACGAGCCCCATCTTGGCGACGCGCTCTGGCCAGGCGAAGGTGGTGTCCGTGTCGGCATTCCACACGCTATACGTGTTCGTGCCGGCCGCGTCGGATACCCAGTTCTTGGAGCGGTATTCGCATGACACGGTCTGCCCGGCTGTAGGGACCGGCCAGATGTACAGGCGATTCCCGTAGATCCGGGTCATACCGGCTGTATCCCACTGTAGGCTGGAGTTCAGTACAACCTGATCCCGCCACATTTCCGCGCTGACGGCGGCGCCGTACTTGCGCTGAAGAGTCTCGTTCCACATGGTCCGGCGGACTATCGAAGCGTAGTCCGAGCCCATCAGGGTGGTCAGGAGACCTTGGTCCGACACCCCCGACGTCAGAAACGTGGCAGTCTTGCGAAGGGCAGACCAGGCGTGAGCGCTGGTGAAGCGGTCGCAAAGCTCCTCACCATCCTCATTAGCCAGCCCAAGGAGGCGGATGGTAGTCTGGTCCGTGTTGCCCACCACCGAGGTGGGGACAACCAGACCAACCCGACGGCACACGTCCTGAACGATCGTGAGGAGGCTCATGTCTTATTTCCCGTTCCTGAAAGCTTTGGTGGCCGCCGCACGTAGATCTGCGATTTGAGTCTTCGCCTCCTCAAGAGCTACCCTAAGCGCGACCACTTCCTCTACCATTTTACCACTATCCTCGGCGTTTCGCAGGTAAGTCTCTGCCTTCTGCTTCAGGATCACGGCGCCCAGGCCGAAATTCGCCATGGCCTGGGAGTTCATGTTGGCCACATCCTCGATGGTCTTCAGTCCTAGCGCTAGGAGATTCTGTACCTCCGCGGGAGTGATGTTCGGCCAGTTCTTGATGTGCGTACCGGAGAGGACCGCATCTGATGTCGCGTCAGCCAGCCACGACTTATACGCCTCCTCGAGCCTAACAACCCACTCCATAGGCCAGGCACCTGGGGCGTTGCGCAGGGCGGCGCTACGCTTGTTCCAGATGTACTCCTCCGCCACGTGGTCCATGGAGTCCTTAGACCCGGGCGCGCGCACGTTGATGAACGCCACGTCCTTGTAACGGACCATTCCGTCGGCGATGGTGCGTTCCCTATCCTCGACGGCAGACATCTTGAAGCTGCAGACCGGGGGGCGCGAGTTGTCAGTTGCCAATAGTTGAATCATAGAAAAGACCTCTTCCAAGTAGTTGAATTTTCATGCCGGCCTGCTCCAGCACCGGCAGTTGCTCCAGTAAATCACGGACCTGCGCGACCATCCACAGGGCCGACTTGTATCGCTTCTCACCGCGGAGCACTGTGGTGGTGTGCTGCGTATCATTCCAGGACTGTGGGTAGGCGTGGTGCTGCCCATCCTCATCGTAGGAGGAATCGTACCCCAGCAGAGTCACGTGCCGGTACCCCAAGATGTAAGCCAGGTTGATTGCCTTGGACCCGACCGTGCCCCCGCCAGCAATCTGAATCTTTCCTGGCGACCCCGCGATGTACGGGTCCCAAAACTGAATCGGGGAGTAGCAGGCCTCAACTACTAAGGGATTCACAGTAGTTGACAACAGCGCCAAGACGTCGGTAGACAGGCCGTGCACGAACGCGACGCACTCAGGCTTCGAATCCAGGATCACGACGGCGGTCGGGGTGACGTCGAACTCGTTCTGTAGCATTAGGGCAGCGCCGTTCAGCCCCCACACGTCCTGGTAGCATGGGTCGATGAAGCTGATGCAATCTCGAGCGGATGGTCCGCCGGCGACGATTACGAGCTCGCGGTCCTGCACCTCCACCATTCGCTGGAGCAATGCCCGCGGCTGATTCCACTCCGGGGTGCCCTCAGGACACCCTAGGTTCTGCTTCCTGTACCCAAGCATGGTCTCGATGGGCGTGTTCAGACACCGCACGAAGTTCGGGACGCCCATGCCCTTCATGTGCGTAACCCACCCAGTCTCAATATCCCACGGCTTTGGCTGTCCATGGAAAACGACAACCTTGGTACCGGGGGGCACCCCCTCGACGCACTCCTGCCGGTAGCTGCGACACCATTCCCGCGGGAACGTCGGCAGATTTTGGTCCGTCGCGTAGATGAAGTCTTGATCTCCAGGATAGGTCCGCACGATGCTCTCGCGCTCGCTGCACCATTCATCCCACAGTCTATGAGTAAACTTCGTGTCAGCCCTCCAAGACATGACAGACGAGTTGAAGCACGGATAATGCCAGTCCTGGATTATGCCGTCGTTGTATACGAAGTCTTCCAGATCATCAACGATCATGACATCTAAATCGAAGTAGATGACCCGTTGAGACCTACGCCACAACCAGTTGCGGAACAGCTCCATCTTGGCCCACCATCCGGGCTCGTAATCCGAGCCCTGGAGCTCAACGAAGCGCATGTCGTGGGGGGTGTTCTCCGGCAACACGTTATTCGTCAGCACTACGAACTCGAACGGCAGGTGAAGGAAGTTCTTGACCTGGTCGTAGAGGCTCATTACATGCTCAAACGAGTACTTGTCACCATACCAGACGCACGCTACGGATACCAGACAAGCCCACCGAGGCCCCTTCCGGTCACCCGGAACAATGTAGAACCAGGTATCGTCGTAGTCGCGCTCAACGGAGAGGCCGTGCCACTCTGCGTACTCATCCACTGCGAGCCGCACTCCAGGCCAGGAGTAATCATGCCCGCCGATGCGCTTCGTGATGGGGTACCACGCCTCCAGGTCAGCCAGCACGCCAGAGTAGGAGTGGTCGGCATCCAGGAACACCATGTCAAACATCTCGCCCTTGGAGAGCTTATTTGCGGCCTGTACAGAGGTACAATGCTCAATCGTGGCGGCCTCACCGGCAAAGCGCACCCGGGCTTCGGCGATCGCCTTGAATCCAGCCTGCTCCTCGGCAGACAATACGCTGTGAAAGTCCCCCGTAGCCACGTAGTCTTCAGAGTGCGTGTCCGTCCATGAATCCACCATGGTTAGGCGGATGTCGTCTCGAACTAGCAGGCGCGAAGATAGCGCACCCTGGTACACCCCCACCTCTACAACTCTAGACGTGCCCCACAATTTCTCTGGGATCCGGGCGCTGATGGCCGCGGCACGCAGGTCTGCTGACTTCACTTTCATAGTCTCCACCTTCATAGTCTCCACCTTCATAGTCTCCACTTTCATAGTCTCCACCTCCACACGGCTGGCCGCACGTCGCCGAAGAACAGCTCGTAGGACTCTAAATTGTCGCGCCCCCAGCTTCCTACCTCCTCCGGCTCAACGTACAGCTCAAGGGCCAACCCAGCGGAAGCGGCAGCAGCCTCCATATCTGCACGCTCGGTTGTGTGGTAGTCCAAGAGGCCCAGGTTCTTGCCCTCGCCCACCATATCGTAGATGAAGACCACTCCCCCGGGACGCACCAGCCTGGCAGCTTCACTAAACGCCGCCGCCCTGTCCGCATGGCCAATCGAGAAGACGAAGATAGCCGCGTCGAAGCTCTCAGGGGGTAGTGGCACCGCTGTCATGTGGGCACAGATCTGTGCCATCGACGTGGGGGATAGGGCCAACTGCGCGGGGGAGATGTTAACCAGTGTGAAGCTGACCGGTTGGAGCTCGCTCCAAAGCCGCGCCACTTCCCCGACACCGCTTCCCATGTCCACGATGCGCGCCCCGTCTTCTATGCCAGCCCATTCGGCGAGCTTGGCGACGTGCGCCTCGTCGGTCGGCGCGAATCGGTGGACGTGTAGGAGCCGAATACCGTTGGCCACGACCTGCATAGTCGCGCCCTCGACCAATTCCAAATCCATAGTCTCTCCTTCATTGTAGTTCCGGAAGTCTACCACAAAAAAGCGGCCCGACGAATCGGGCCGAAGTCAAGGAACGCGGGGAGAGTGCCGCGTAGTAGGAATGTGTTACCGGTACGACGCCAGCTTCGCTACAATGGCAGCCGCTTGCTGCGCGGCAGTCTGAGCTTTCGTGCACGTGGTCCAACGTGACCGGCCGGTCATCGGGTCGATCGCGTAGATGTCGCGGTACGTGGCATCGACAGAAACATCTTCGATGATCCTGGGGGACAACGGATTCGTCGCCCCCAATTCCGCCTGGATCTGTTCTGCTGTGGAAGGCATGGTTAGGTCGTCGGGTTGCAGAAGATCGCGGTACGAGCCACGTTAGACGCGGTCGCGGTGTCGGTACAGCGGACACCGTAAATCCGAGTCTGAGTGGCCGACGTGTCGTCTAGCGCGCCGGCGGTGGCCGACGTGTAGAGCGGTACGCTCGGAAGGCACCCATTCTTGAAGTAGCCGTGGAACGGACCGTTGATAAGTACCCACCCGTATGAGCCGCTCGCAATGCCGCCCGAAGGAGCAACTGCACCAATGCGGTTGCCCGCGTCGGCCAGGGCCTTGGTCAGATGAGCAGCGCTGTGCGAGCTGTTGACGGACACGAACTTCTTGTACGTCAGGGCTTCACCAGCCACGACGTAAACGTACTCTGCGCTCGCGTCGCCCTGGACCCTCGTACCAACCGCAAACTGCGCGGTGGTGTGAGTCAGCTCGGGGTTAAAGCCGAGGATGTCGATGTTATATGCCATGTCTGTTACTCCTTAAGCCTTCATGACGCCCTGGCGCTCACGTGCCGAGCAAACCAGGTTGCCTTGGAACAGGATCGGGATACCGACCGAGTCTTGGTTCAGCGAACGAAGCTCAGGCTGAATCTCCATGTCGGCAGCACTGTGAACGACGAGCTCGAGGAAGTCCGTGTTCAGGAAGTAGGCATGCGCCGAAGGGATAACGCCAGTCGAGTCCCACACCACCTTAGCAGTCTTGTACATCAAGTTGACCATGCCGGCCTTGCCGTCGTCGGCGGGCGCGTAGCGCTTGAGGCTGGTCTGGCTTTGCTCGAAGAAGGTGTAGTAGGTTTCGTCCATGATGATCAGGTTCGTCTTGTCACCGCCGCGCGAGGTGCGCAGATACAGCGGCAGCATGAGACTTTCCATCGTGGTCGGGCCGGGGGTGATCCCCCCGCCGCCCTGGAGGGGGCTGGCCGCGCTCTGGACCTTGTTCTGCCAGAACGAGTAGGTGCCGGAGTCGATCCCACCCACAGTACCGGTACCCGCATCCGCGACGAGCAGCTGGAGGCCGCCAATCTGGTTGGTTGCAGCACCGTCGGAGTAGAAGTCGGCAGACAGGCCATTGGCGAAGCTGCGCTTAGCGTTGGTGATGCGCGCCTTCACCAGGTTAATGATCTGGTTCTTGCCGCTGTTACTGCGGATCTCGAGGCCGTTGGCCTGGACGAATACAGCGACTTGCCGCCACGGAAATTCCGAGGCCGTCAAGACTTCCTGAGCATTGGTGTTCAGAACATCGTAGCCGGAATACCGCTTGTAAGTCGTGTTCTCGGAGAAGTCGATCGGGCAAACGATGGACAGGCCACCGTCTTCCTTGCGCTTGCGACCGTCCTTGGTGAGCTGCTTGAAGAGCTCGTTGTGCTTGGAGACGGAATCCACCGCGGACGTGGCGTGATTACGATACGCCGTGGTCGCCATTTCGGTGAAGGTCGTGAAGAGAGTGCTTTGCCCGGGGACGGACATGATAATTGCTCCACGTAGGTTGATAAAAGGATCTTGGTGCCGATCTTCCTACCAGGCCTGTGCTGTAGAGCAACCAGCTCCTGCTTGATGATCTAGCGGGCGGACGCCTGTCGAGGCGGTCCTATGTACGCTGATAGTACCAAACTATTGCGATGGGCGCAAGTACCCCCAGGCGCACGGTTTACCTGAGGGGCGGCTCGGCATTACGAGACGGCGTGGGGCCGTCTATCCGGCTGCTTGCTCAACCCTGTAGTCGATCGAATACAGCTCCGAGCTCTTCATCGAGACTCAGATGACCAGTTCCTGTCCCGGCCGGCGCGGGCCGGCGCCGGACTCCGACAGGCTGGATTGGGGCCTTGTTTGCGGCCGCGCGCGCCTGCTCCGACTGAATCAGCGCCGCCACGTTTTCGTCCCACATGCACGCCCTCTTGTAGGCTCCCTCTAGCGTCGTCTCAAACCCGCCGTCTAGAAGCTTGCCCATCATCTCACGAACATGGGGGAAGTACTTGTTGGCCGGATCGGCGGCGAACGCGGACACCTGCTGCTGCTTCTGCTGGAAGGACGCCTGCTGCGCCTGCTGCTCTGCTGCCTGGCGCTCCCTTTGCAGGCGCTGCTCGACAATCCGCTCAACTTCGCGGGGGTCAAACGCCGGCTGCTGTACCTCGCCAGGCTTGCCTTGCTCGGTTGGGCCAAGTTGAACGCCATACGCTTGCGCGAGGTTGCGCACAAGGGCCTGCCGCTCGAGCATCGTGCCTTGTTCCATCGAACGCGCAAATGCTAGTGCGTTTCCGACACCGGTCCAGGGATCGACGCCTGCCTTCTGGAAGAGCTCAACGTAAGGCTCTACGGTTTGGGCAAACTTCGTACCAAACTCGGCCTGTGGCTTCATCTCGCCCAAGCTACGGTGGTAGTCCATGTCCCGCTTGTGTACCATCTTCTGCACGACCTCAGGCAGTTGATGCCAGCAAGCGGCCGCCTCCTTAGTCCACCCGGACACTGGCACGGACGGGTCGATAGGCCGCATGCCGGGAGGGGATGCGTATGGATCTGCCGTCTCAGATGCTGGTGCCTCGGCTGGAGCTGCAGGAGGGGTCTCCTCCTGGGTAGGAGCGGGCGCGGTGCTGATGAAGCGCCCGTTTTCGTCCCTCTGCCTGCCCGGTGTGGCGGGTTCGGGTTG